GAAATAAAAACACTAGCTCTACATTCTTCTTCAAAGCTTTTCTAAGCCAAACATATTTACTATACTCTGGATAATCCCAGAATCTACCTTTAGCTTCAAGTAAAATAGTTTTACCATCTATTACTTTAACGAAGTCAGGCTCATAGCTTTTCTCAATAATATAATCTATACATTCTGCATGGTGCTTCCAAGACTTTAATGTCTCTTCATATAGATTATATTCCCATAGACTATCAAAACCTTTAGGTGCTTTAGGATCTCTAGGTCTAACTCTTCTTTTCTTTCTAGCTACCATTATAAAATTAATCCATCGTTACCTGTTTTCTGTGCTGAACTTTCAGTTTCATTTATGATCTCTTCTACTGTTAAGTTAGGATTTTTCTTTAGTTTTTTATTAAACCATCTTGGTGTGTACGCACTTAACCATACTCTACCATTTGCAAAGTAGTGAGTATCGTCAGGTAATAACTCATGCATATTTTTTAAAGTTAATTTAGAAGTATCTTCTTCATCAGGTAGAATAGTTTTAATCCACTCCATAAAAAATAACTTACTTTTTTTTCTAAGCTCTCTTGATTTTTTTTCACTCATTATGTTATCTCTGGTACTCTAGGTAATTTAGGTGTCTGTGTTAAGTATTTCCTTTTGTTACCTGCATATTGAAATACTCTTAATCCCTTACCTTCGTTAGTGTCTTTGTGACATTCAAACTTATGTCTACACCATTCACACTCTCTAGGTAATTTCATATTGCCTGATACTCCATCTGGTACAGGAGTATAACAAAATTCAGGAGGAGTTTTTTTCTTCATATAACTTTTTAATTTTTTAATCTTCTCTTTAATATTAGGTTTATCAAATGTAGATGGTTTAAATAATGCCAACTCTCCTGTCTCTTTATTAATTGCTAAGAAGCCACCATCTTTTGTACCTTCAGCTTCTTCGTATCCTGCTAATTGAGACATATAACCAAAGGTATCTTGTTCAGCTAGAGTTCCATCTTTAAATTTACTAAATGAAAAACCTGATGTTGTTTTTATGTCAACAACTTCTCCATCTATAATGCAGTCCATGTGTCCTTTTATTCCATCTACAGATACTTCTTTCTGTTCTCCTGTTACTTTATGTCCTGATAACTTTACTAAGAATAACATAACTTCTTCTAATAAGTGACCATAAAGAAATTTAATAAAGAGAGAAGGAGGCAATGCTTCTTGTTTATCTTTTGGTGAGTTCATATCAAACCATAACTGTCTAGGTTTTTTACCTATGTTAGACATTCTTAAAGATGGAGATCTATTATGTGCGTGTGGCTTGCACCATGATCTTAAACTATCTTTCATGGCTTCACCAAAATTTTGTATCTCGTCTTCAGATATTTTTAATTGCTTTCCTTTTCCTAAGACTGATAGCTTTTTATAAATATCATCAACAACATTGTCTAATTTATATTTCATTGTTTATGAGCTACGAACCTAAGTGATCTATGATCAGGATTAAACATTACTAACTGTACTCCTTTTTCTATTTGTTCTTTACTTCTACAAGATTTATTTCTTTTTAATCCTCGTTTATTATCTGTGGTTTCTGTTTTAACATCTATTAGTTTTGTCTCTCCATTTTTCATAGCTACTAAATCTACAATACCAGTACATCCTACATTCTTAAAAACTTCATAGCCATTATCCCATAACCATGTTATAGCATATAGTTCAGCGAAGTCTCCTTTCCTATTCTTCTCTGTTATCTGTAAGTTCATTTGTTTTTCTCCATAGCATTAAACTCTGAAAGTTTCAAATCGTAATGTTCTTTTAATTTACGCATTCTTTTCTTATAATTTTCTCTTGGTCTCTTCATAAATTCTGACCTATCATCATACTCTATTCCTTCTTTTGAAATCCATAGACCATCGCTCCAATATACACAAGGCTTACCATTATAATATACATAGTGGTCATCTCCATATTCTGCCCCAAGATCATTATCATAAAATAACTCTAGCCAAAAATCTTCAAAATCTTGTTCTTCATCTTCCGCTTCTTGTTCCTCCTTAAATATATCTGTTGGGTTAGTGGGTTTCACTCCAGTCCTCCCCTATTTTATATTCACCAGTTAAAGGACAGCGTAATACAAAATGCTCTCCTGCTTCTTGTATAGCTTTTATTCCAAACTCACCTACAGCAGTAGCATTCTCTTTAGTAGATTCTGCTTCTATCTGCCATTCATCATGTATGTTAGCAACAAACTTAGCTTCTAAATTATTATCCCTAATATAATTGTCTAATAAACATAGAGCCTTTTTCATAATGACAGCACCTGCTCCTTGTAATAAACTATTCAAAGAAGCATGAGCAGTTCTTATATATATCTTTCTACCATCTAATCCTTTTAGGTATCCTTTCTTAGACGCTCTTTCAACTCTATCTCTAAGAAGCTTGAATGCTGGTTTATTATCAAAGAAATGTTGTCTAGCTCTCCGACCATCTGCTTCAGTTCCTCCGACCACTTTGCCAAGTTTTTTATCTCTTGCTCCGTACAAGAGTGCATAGATGAATGTTTTCGCCTTATCTCTTGATTTAAGATTTGCAAGTCTTTGATTAGCGGTGTGAATATCTCCGTTAGTGATTTCATAAGTAAACTCCTCATCGTTTAGGTAGTGTGCAAGCATTCTTAATTCTAATCCACTTGCATCAATACCAACCAATACATTACCTTCCTCTACTATCCAACAAGCCCTACACTCTTTACCATAAGGAGAAGAAACAGCAGGTACTTGTGCCATGTTCGGTGATCTATGTGTCATCCTACCTGTTATTGCACCATTAGGAATGACAAAACCATGTACTCGACCATCCTTTTCTATAGCATCAACCCATGAACTGACTTGAGCTATTCTTTTTTGTAATAATAAAAATTCAGAAATTAATTTAGCTTCATGTATATGTTTAATTTTAGATAAAGTTTTTTCATCTGCTACAGGCTGACCAGTAGGTGTAAGTCTTTCTGGCTTCCATCCTGCCTCTATTAATCTTTCTCCTATCTGTTGCCTACTTCCTAAATTAAACTCAGTAGTTAAGTATCTTGTCACTACAGAAGCTCCTGAATCTAGTTTCTTATACTCTTCTTCAGTTAATATGGTATTCTTTCTAGTCGTAGTATTAAATCCTTTCTTAGCCATTTTACCAGTTTGAAGAAAGAGAGGTTCAATCTTTATTTCTTCCGTTATAGGTTTAAATGTTTCTTGTACTTCTTCTTCAATAATTTTTTTCTTTTCTCTCAGTTCAGCTAGTAGTAGTAGTGATTTCTTTTCATCCAGTTTGAAACCATCTACTTCTTGCTTCTTCATTATCTTTGCAACTTGTTGTTCTAACTCAATAGATTGCTTAGAGAATCCTTTACTTTCTTGTCTTAGTGCTTTGAATAACATAGCATTTAATTGTACATCTCTAACACAATAATCTAGCATAGTCTTAGAATAATTTTTAAAATCTTCAAACTCTATTTTATTAGTTCCTAATTTATATCCCCATCTTTCTAAACTATGTCCTCCTTCTCTAGTTGGATTAAATAATCTAGAGAGAACTAAAGTATCTATTACAGGAATTTTTGATAGATCAACCTTACCAAACTTTTCTACCATAGGAATATCAAAACCAATAATATTATGACCAATTAATTTATCTGCAGTTGTTAGAAAATTATATCCTTCTTCTAGATTCTTTGGTGTAAACTTAAATATTTCTCCTGAATCAATATCTTGAGCAACTATACAATGAATTTTTGTAGCTTTAAGATCATCTGTTTCAATATCAAATACTAAATCCATATTTAAAAACCCTCTGTATCGTTATCTATTTCTAGTTCTGCATCTTTTAATTCTTGTAGTCTTCCTGTTTCTTTATTGTAAAGTAAATGACAAGCTAAACCAACATCTCCTGTATACCTTGATTTTAACACTCTAACTTTTGTTGTCTGTGCTTCTTGGATATCATCTGATTGCTGATTTCTTTCTAAAGCTAATACACAATCGGATAGTTGAGCGATACTCTGTGAGCCTCGTAGATGACTGAGGCTAACTTCAATACCATTCTCATGTCCTTTGTTACCATCTACTCTTCGTAAATGAGAAACTAATATTAGTCCTGCTCCTGTTTCTTCAACAATACTTCTTAGCCTTGTCATAATACTATCAATAGCTCTACGCTCATCGCCCTCTGATACTGCACTAACTAGCATATGAAGATGATCTATGACTACCCACTTACATTCACAACCTATTATCATAAATCTAAGTTTAGAGAATATCTCATCAATACTATTTGTTCCAAAGTGAGCATGAACCCAGACTCTATTTTTATTTTCACCATCATAAAGTATGTCAAAAAATTTATCTATTTCTTCTTTAGAATAGCTATCTCTAACTTGATCTATATATAATCTTGCATTAGCTTCGATAGAAATAATACCATCAATGGTTCTTCTCCAATCTTCTTCTAAAGCTATGACTCCTACATTATCCTTTGTCTGTGTAATTAGATGATGTTCTAGTTCTCTAGTGACTGAAGACTTACCTAGTCCTGTACCACCAGTTAAAGTAACTAACTCTCCTTGTCTTAGTCCATAAAGTTTATCGTTTAATCCCTTGTATGGATAAGGTATGGAATCTTTTTTCTCTCTAGCATGGAACTTTTCTCTCTGTTCTGAAACATTTATAACACCAGAAGGTGTATAAACTTTTGCACTCCACCAAGCTTCAACAAAATCTTTATGTCTATTGCCTCGCAACATATCATTAGCATCGTTCCATCCTTCAGGCAATGCTAATATTTTTGCCTTAGATGGTTTAAATAATCTTGCTACTTCTTTACTTGCTTTCTTTCCTGCCTTGTCATTATCAAAAGCAATAACAACATTTTCAAAATTATCAAAAAATTCTAAGTTATCTTTGATGTCTCTAACTGCTGACTGAGCGCCATTCTTTATAGATACTACTGCCCACTTGCTACCTAGTAATTCGTAGGCGGACATAGCATCACACTCACCCTCAGTTATAGTGACATACTTACCTGATTTGAATAACTGTTGTCCAAATAATCCACCATCTCGGATACTTCCTCTAGCGTAAAACATTTTATCTGGTACGGATCTAACTTTAGTACCTGCTAATTCATGTCCATTATAGTAGGGATATAGATGTTTAATTATCTTACCCTGCTTATCTTGTACTGCTTTAACACCATACTTCTTTGCAGTATTCATAGAAATTTTTCTATCTGTAAGGTTAAGAAAGTCTCCCTCTTCTAAGTCTTTTAATTGTGGTTCTGTTTGTATGTTGTTCTCCTCTGGTGATTCTGCATCTTTAGTATAAAGACCACAGCTAAAACAATAAGCTGAACCATTGCTATTTATACCTCTAGCATCGCTACTATTACAAGTAGGACAAGGTTGATGTATCTTAACAAACCCCTCTTTAGTTGCTTCTTCTGCCCTCATGTTTATTTCCCTCCTAATAAATTATTATGAAGTCACAACCTGAACTAAGGGAATGAAGAAAACCTTAGTCCAAGTTGTAACGATTGGCTACTATTTTTTCTTTTTTTCTGTCATTAATGCTTCTGAGCAATCACCTAATATTTTTTCTAATTGTAGTCTGTGTCCATCAATAGCAAACCTAACTGCCTCATTAAGTGTTTCTAGTGTGTTTACTTTAGTGACAGTAACACTAGAAGTAATTCTTGCCTCATCATCTTTTATTTTAGATATATCATAAGTAAGAACATTATCATCTTTCTTTATACTAACAACCATTTAAAACTCCTCGTTATCTAAATCTACTTGCTGTTCATATTCATTTATACTATGTACTTTTACTGCTACTAACTCTCCAAATGTACCGAAAGAACTAGTAAAGGTTTTAAATTTTACTGTAATGTCTGAGCCATTAGTTACTGTCACATCTAACTTATTACCATCTTCATCTATTAATAGAGGAGCATGTTTTTTAACAGTCTCCTTAGCTCTTAATGGATTTTCTCTTCCTTTCTTGTCCTTAACTTTATCAGCTTCGGAGATATTAATAGTTTCTCTCCTTTGACCACCTTCGTCTTCTGGAGTTAAGTATATTGCATTGCCGTTTTTATCTTTCTTACTAACTCGGTACTCAGCAACGGAAGAAAACTTGAAAGCTGGTTCTTCATATTTTCTAGCTCCTGTTCTGTCTTCTATCATTCTTAGACCATGTTCGTTGGCTAAACGATTACCTTCATCACTATCAGTTAGCACTTCTACAGAGTATTTTATAGGCGTAAATCTAGTGTTAGGCGTAGTAATGTGCGCCCACATAGCCTTTCCTCTTAAATAATAATACTCAACATTAGCTTTTTCGTACATCTTAGATGCCTCCTTTGTTAAAAAACTGGTGGGTTTTATCGGTGCAAGACCCAAAACTTACTCTCGCCAAGAGAATGATAACATAGGTAAGGTATATAAGAAAAGTTTGAGGGCTAGACCTTACCAAATAATTAGGGGTTAGTGTTATCATACCAAGAAATGCCTCTTAACTTCTTCAAGTAACTCTCTATATTCTACAACCTTTTTTAATTCCTCTGTAATTGTAGCAACTTTATCTGGATGTTCTGCTACACCTACAGAATTATATAATAAATCTTCTACATTTGCAAGGTGTGCTTCCATATTACCTTCATAATATTTTAGTAATCTATTCACCATCATTTTATATTCCATCTTCTTACTCCTTTACCTGTAAAACAAATGATTCTCTATCGTCACAGTCCGTTCAAGATATTGTGACCAGTTAGGGCTAATGTAGTCTGCATGATACCACAGCGCGCCTTCTGTTAAGTCTGGATAGAAACCTGAGATAACTTGTCCTGCTAGTTTTACTGCTTCAACCCAAGTCTTAGAGTCTGTTGGTCTATCTGACTTACCATCACAGTACCAACTAAACTGACATTGACCTATGATAGGTACTAACTCATCCTTCCAATTAGTTCTTAACCTAGCTTGATAAACAACACTACATATATCATTAGGAAATTGATCATCATTAACTCTGTTCAAGGTAACATTAGCAACTGCTACTCTACCTACTAGAGGCTGATTAGCTGATTCAAAATAAATATTCTTTGCTAAACAATTTCTTTGTGATGATGTATCTAACCAAACAACTTCATTCTGTAAAACCTGATCTTGAGAATTAACTCTAGGTGAAAATAACCATAGAGTAAAAAATAACAATAATAAAGTTAGAGCAAGTAGTCTCAATCTTTTATCTCCCTTATAAAGTATTATAAAGTATTATAAAGTATTATAATATCTTTTAATATAATTAATAATAATTATTCTATAAAGTGTTTTAACATATTATAAAGTATTATAACATATTACAATACCCTTTGTCAAATAATTATTTTACTTTTTTTATATGATAAGTTTCCATATAGCAAGTAGCGCAAAAATGAGTACGACTTTCACTAGGAGGTGCTGTATTTTGCTTATGCGTAACATATACAACAGATGTAGCTTTCCCACAGCAATCACATGGTATTATTATCATTTGATACATCCTCCCCTTGTTGTTTTCTAACAACTTGTATGTCATTGTTTTCTAATATATTTATAGCATCTTTAAAAACATGGTGAAGATTATCACCATCTTTAAATATACCATACTTAGAGTACCAATGGTGTCCTATAAATTTCAACACCTTTGTAAAGTTTTTCTCATTAAGTTCCATGTAATGCAACATCCTTCCACCATATAGGTTTAGCTCTATTCTTATTCCATTGTGCATAGGTCTTTTCATTTATACAATAGTCTCTGTATGCT